TGGTTATGATGTTGTTGCCTTGGGCTTTACTGGCCGTCCTCGCTCGCTACGGGGCTGGTGTGATTTCCGCGAAACGCGTGGAGTTGGCATCGAAGTTGAGGTTCATTCTTGGAGCCTCTCAGATTGCTCTTTACGTCACGGTAGTGGTTGTTATAACGGTGAAGTTCCTTTATGGTCTGATTCGGTCCTCGTTTAGCGTTAACGAGTCATCCAAGTATCCGAGTTTGAGGTCAAGTCTTAGAGGCTTGGCAGCTTGGCTGGTCCTGCCTTTTGTTTTTGAGGTTGGACCAGTAGCCGCCGCTAACGCCTGGGGCGTTGGCGAGCGGCTTTTGGCGTACGTTTGGGCGTTGTCTGATGGAATTGATGTTGCTGCCTTTTGGAAAGAGGACTCTTTTAAGCCCTTTATCCTTAGGTTTGGCGAACAATATTCTAAGGTCCATCGTGAGATGGATACTAAATGGACTGGTGTGAGGAAGTTATGGGCTGAGGCTGAGGCTCTTCCAGGATTTACGTGGTATAAACCATGGACCTGGAAGGCTTCACTTAAGCGTCGTTGCTTCTTTATTATGTTCCTCTTGGGGTGCATAGTTATGTACCTTGTTCAGAGTCTGTTTAATCAGCCATTGCCCGCGCTGCCCGTCAATAAACCTTTACCTCCTACCCCTATTGGCCTTGTTGCTCTCCCCCCTGTGGGGATTGGCAAACTTGTGCCTTTACCGGTTAAAATGCAAAAGAATGATCGTCCGCGGGCTGTTCAGCCTGTGGAGGTTAGCACTGAGCAAGCAGTGGCCCCCGTGCCAGCTGTGAGTTCCGGTGTTTCGCGCATTAAGAAGGCCTCGCGTTATCGAATGCTTGGTCCTAAGATTCAAGATTTGATGTTGGATGGATCCCATTTGGTAGATCCTAATGAACCCGATGACAAATCTACCGAGGGTGGTGGTAAGCGCAAGGTGAAAAACCTTAACGCTAAGCGTCGGCGTGTTTTCGCCCCATCGAAGTTGGGTCGTGCTAAGAATTATGATCGAGTTAACTTGAGCTGGTCGCCTAAGCATAAAGCTTGGGTTGATTATGACTTTTTGGATGACTTTTATGATGAAGAGAACGACGACTACTACTGGGACGATTTTATTGAAGATCAGAAGGCTGCGTTGCAAGAGCTTATGGACTCCGATTTGTATGATGATTACGACGATCAGGAACTAGTCGACGATGTTGTTATTGCCGGTTATTCGGGCCCTGTCTACAAGAGCTCCACTACTGGCACGATATGGTCTTTGACTGGCGATGATTTTGATCGTAGGTATGGTGACGAGACGAAGAAGTTGGTTTCGGCCAATGTGCTTAAGCAGAAGAAGCGTAACCGGCGTAAGAAGAAGGCGTTGCCTCCTTTGCCGGCTGCTCCTGCTAAGTCTGAATCTGCCACCATGGAACCGTCATTTCGGATTGCGCCTAAGGCGATAACGTTGCGTGGAAAGGACAAGGATGGGAACACCGTTGTTGCGTCCGCATTTGCGTACGGAGGCACCAATGGTAAGTACCTTGCCACAGCCCAGCATTTTACTGATGATGTCGTTGGTGATGTGACGGTGACCGTTTATGACGGCACTGCCCACAACGACTTGTTAACGGTGAATAAGGCTGAGTTTGTGGTCATGGATCTTGCGAAGACTGCGGATTTGTCAGTGGTTAAGCTCTCTCAGAGCGTTGCCCTGCCAGTCCATCGGTTCGCTGGTTCTGTGGTCGATGGTCAACGTGTGGCTTTAACCACCGGGCTCACTAAGAGCTTGGATTTTGGTTTGGCTACCAATCCTGGTACCCTGTCCTCTATGGATAAGGGTGAGATCACTTATACATGTACCAGTTGGAAAGGTATGAGTGGTTGTCCTGTTGTTGATGTTCATGGTCACGTCGTTGGTGTTCACCTGCGTGGTGGTGACGGTGTCACTAACAATGGCCTGTGTTTGGTTGGAGCGGAGATAAAAGTAGCGATGCTTAATGCGCGCCCTTTTTTCTTTACCCCACAGCTGGTCGCCAAATAACCCAAGGAGTAATCCAGGTTAATGGCCCGTGTGTGGTAAAACCGCCAGCCAACATAGATAGTGTGTGTCATGTTAATAAGTCTGCCAGTTTTGGTAGTAAAGTATATATGAATAGTAGTTTTGTTGAGTACCTAAAGAATATAGGCGAAAAAGTTTCTACAACACATAAACAGGTTAAGGTTAGTGTAAGTGCATTGTATAAAGATTTTTATAAGTATGGTGGTGTTCGTGTTGATTTTCCCGATGATTTGGTTTGCCTTGCGTCGTCTTTCTTTGTGCAGGAGTTTGGTCCTGTGTTAGATGGCTGTAAGGTGCAATCATTTGATTGGGCACGTGAGCAGATGGATTTGTCTACAAGTCCTGGACTGCCGTATAGTAAAGTTGTACATAGCAAGCAGCGTTTGTCCGATGATCAGTGGGAAGATATACGCCAGAAAGTTGATCATTGGGATGTGCAGCAACACGTCCCTTTGTTCACGGTTACCACTAAGCGTGAGATGCGTACTAATGAGAAGGTTGATAGCGATACCAATAGGTCGATTTGTGCTTCGCCGATTGAGCTGACGATGTTAGGTCATAAGCTTTTTGGCGAAATGGACAATCGAATGCTTGAGTCGTCTGTTGATACGTGTTTTATGCCTGGTGATAGCAAGTATGGTGGTGGATGGGATAGATTGGCCAGATTTATGGGGTGTAATGACCCTTTGTTCTCGGCTGGTATGGTTGAGGGTGACTTTAAGCAGTTTGACTCTGGCATGACAGCATTCATGCTCTTCATAATTATGAATTTGAGAATGAGCTTCATGTCTTGTTTGACTGTGTTTGATGTCAAGTCGTTCTGGTATTATTACTGGAATATTGTACATAGTTATTGTGTTATGGATGATGGTAATGTTTTGCAGAAGCATAATGGCAACCCTTCTGGGCAGAAAGGAACCACGGGAGATAATTGTATATGTAACTACCTGTACATTTCCTGTTGGTGGATTGATTCTGTCCGTAAAGCAGGTATGATGCCGTCTTATGCCTTCTTCAGGGCCTCTATTAAGAAGAAATTCTATGGAGATGATCTGATGTTGGCTGTAGTTTTTGCATTGCGTGGTGTGTGTACACCTGAATCGTTAATTCATTTCTTTGCGTCGGTTGGTATAACCATCAAAATACCTTCGGAGACTTTTGTGACCATTGAACAGATGCATTTTCTGTCCGCTGGTTTTAAGAAGGATCGTGGTATGTATGTTCCAATAGTGGATGAGAGTAAGATGCTCTCCGCTTTAATGTTGGGTGAGGCTGTGGACGATCCGCGGATGCAGTATGCGCGAGCATGCGCTATCCGTGTTGAGATGTTCTATACCCCCCGGCGTGCGTTGGTTGATGGGTACATACGGTTTTTGGAAGCTCGTTACGGTGCGTTTTTGTCTTCAGGTAATGTGGGCAAGGCATCAGGACAGGCATTACATAGCCAGTACCAAACGGATGCAGTAATCGATGACTTGTATAGAGCGAGAGAAACGGGATGTAAGACGTCGTACCGTTTTAAAGCAGATGATTTAATCTGCCTTTCTTGCTCTTGATATCATGTCTGTGTCCCCTGAAGAAATTGTTAGGGCCTTGCAGTTGGCTCAACAAGTCGGTCCATACGTTTGGCGAGGTGGTAAAACTGCCGTCGGCGCGATTAAGAAAGTGAGCAACGCAGCGTATAATGCTGCTGTCGGAAAGAAGAAGAAGCGAGCAAAGGTCGGCAAGGGTAAGGTGCGTGCAAACGGAATCCTCACCTTACCGCCCGAGCCTGTCAGCTATACTTATGCATTTCGACCGAAGGCCCCGCGGATGGCGATTGGTGGTCCAGATGGCTCCATGTGGATTACCCACCAGGAGCTGTTTGCCCAGTCCCGCCCGCCCGCGTCGGGAGTGGCTACGTCTTTTCGTGCGGAGGAGTTTCTCGTCAATCCGTCTAATCCTCTGATGTTTCCCTGGTTGTCTGGTATTGCTAGGAAGTTTGAGAAGTTCCAATTTGACAGTTTGTCAGTTACGCATGTGCCTTTTTGTGGTACTGCGCAACGTGGCGACTGGTATGGTTGTGCGAACTACGACGTCAATGACGCTGTTCCCATCGACAACACTATGTTGATGGCACAGTACAAACCGGTGACGCAGCAGCTTTACAAGCGTGCTACGTTCACGTTTGATCGTGCTCGCATGAACTACCAGAAGACTTACTATGTCCAGCCTACTGCCAACACGGCTGATAATCTGGTTTACTGCGCTCGTTTTGTTTCGGGTGTTCAGGATTCCAGCAATTTCTCTCCGTGTGGCAACCTCATTGTGTCTTACAAAGTTAAGCTCGTGACTCCTTTGGGAGTCACGGGTTCTAGCGAGGTTTCGACTATTGAGGCTAGTACTGGTTTGTCTACGGGTTCCCCTTTTGGGTCGAGCCCGATTATCAATGGTGACATCTCATTCGACATACTTACTCAGACGATCAAACTCCCCCGTGTGGGTTCGTACTTCTACTTTGGTATTATCACGGGTACCGGCTTTACGCCGGGCAATCTTACCACGCCTTGCACTTATTTGAGTGCTAACAGTGGTCTTGGTCCTGGGTCGGGTGTTTCGACAGTCGTTGGTGCTTCCTCGGATGCCGTTTCTGGCTATTCGGAGGGCACTGTTGATGTTGTTGAAAGTCCGCTCGGGTTGACTGCAACCTGGAATAATGCCTCGATCGTCATCAGCTCTACAAAACTCGTCTTCGTGTTCCTCGGTGCTCAGTCCCCTGCGGTGGTTCGGCCTGCTTCAGTGGTTCGCCGCCAACTTGAGCTTTCAGCTCAGATGGAGGCTTTGAACCTCAAGAAGGTCGACCGTTATCGCAAGGTTGATGAGCCTGAAGATTTTACGGATGACGATGATGATCTGATGGTGGTGCGGAAGCGACGTCCACACAAGTGAGTGTCGGATAGTGTGGTGTGCCTAGAGCCTAGGGGGTTTTCTTTATCTTTTCCCTCTGTGGTGTGAGTCTAATTGCGTTTCTCTTTTGAGTGACCATTGTGTTTTTCCACAATGCGCGGTTGATTCTTTTCTGGGTGCATCATGATCGAGTGCGGGCTTGGTATTCCTAATCGCGGATGAATTATTTGTCCTTTGGAGTAGAACCAGCCCCGATCAAGCAC